ATCAACGTACTTTGACAGTGCGGTTGGACTGCAATCAAGCGTTGAATCTGGGGCGATTAGCTATAAATATCGCTCAATGATTGGTAGTGGGCAATACTTAGCTTATGATTCAGTAATTAACGGCCAAGGTTTTGAGTCACAATCAGGTTATACGTCAACTAAAGATACAACTTTTTCCAATCCGGAGACAATAACAGGCTATGTGAACGTAACACCAGCCACAGGAATCTATCTATATGGGCCAACACAACAAATAAACTTTGCTGGTAGGTCCGATAATATCGGTAGCAACGGAATTACTATGGACGCTTATGGCAACGTATATGCACAAACTAATTCTGCTTGGTGGCGAATTGGTGACGTTAACGGTAATCAGATTATTAATTTTGGGATTGATAGGGGCGGTTCTAATGTGATTCAGTTTAACCGTGAGCTAGATATTGGTAACTTTCAACTTAATGGTCACCATACGTTTACTAGTGCTGATAGAGGGGCTATTCACTTTGCCAAAGGTGGAGGTGGTGCAGCTGATATTTATGCTGGTGCTGTTCACTACAAAAGCCTAGTTAAATCGTCTCTATTAAGTGTTAAGAAGGACGTGCAAAAGGCTGATACGTCCTATTGGGCACAGCTAGTTAACTCAATCGACCTAGCAACATACCAGTATAAATCTGACGATAATACCAGCCATATTAGGTTATCTAGCATTGTTGACGACGTTAATGTAACAAAACAGTGGCAATTGCCAGATGTGTTTATCAGTCGTGATGAAGACGGCAAGCTAAGTGGAGTGGATGATAGTGTGCTTTTAAATGCCACCCTAGCCACGGTACAGGAACAACAAAAGCAAATTGACCAATTAAACGGGCATTTATTAGAATTGGAGGCCAAATTAAATGGATAGCATTTTAATCACGAATTATAAACCAGATTACACGAACAACATTATGACGATCAGCATTCAAATTAACACGCTGGGTATTAGCTCACAGGTAAGTATTACCATGGATGAATTTAACACTGCCATTGCTGGAGGTGCTGGCGGTATTGATAACGTTAAATTAAAGGTATTAAACACGCTGATTGACAGTCTGACCGCTTTAAAACCAGTTACCACAACAACCACCACAACCACAAAGGAGGCTTAAATTATGAATGTTGATGCACAAGCTTTAATCAACAAGCTGACAAGTAACTATGCCCAAGAGATTGCCGTTAAAGACCAGCAATTAGCGATGGCACAAGTTCAAATTGACCAGCTCAATGCCAAATTGGCTGAAAAGGAGGCAGATAAAGATGGCAAAAACGCTTAGTTTTACTGATACTTCACCACAAACGGTTAAGATTGGCGATACCACCACTAGCTTTACGTTAATTTGTGGCAATGATAACGTGGCCACTGATTTAACTAATGTTACTTCAATTACTGTTAAATTAGGCAATACTAGTGGTTATCTTAAATCGGCCACAGTTGACCCAACTAGTTTAACCGACCCAACGACTGGTCAAGTTACCATTACCTTTAATGCTGACTTGATGACTAGTTTACCAGCTGGTAGCTATGCCATTGAAGTATGGGTGGTTGATAGTACCGGGACGTCAATCTACCCTAGTGATGGGTCAACCGGTTTTACTATTACCAATAACATTCAAAGTGCCAATGGCTCAGTTATTACAACAATTACTTTTGATGACTTTGTGAAAGAACTGAATAAAGCCGCAAGCACGATTGCCAAAGGTGATAAAGGTGACACTGGGGCTGTTGGCCCAATCGGACCCGTTGGCCCTGCTGGTAAAGACGGTGCTACTGTTAAAGTCGTCACCCAAGCACAGTATGATGCACTAACTGACAAAACCGGATTATACGTGATTCAGGGGTGATTTAAATGGCAGATATAACACATGGCACGTGGATTAAAGATGGCGGGGCAGTAGATGCGGTTTTCAGCAATGGCAAGCAAGTATATGGCAGAAACCTATCTTCTGGTACTAATCAGGAATATGCAATGGGTTTTGGAATTCCTAATACGACTTGGAAGGATGGCTATGCTTTTGAAACATTACCCCTTGCGTCTGGTGCTGGTGAAATTCTCCCACAATGGCCGCATACCTTTTTCTATACCACGACTCAAGGGGTAACCTACACTCAAACAATATGGTTTGAGACTGATGCAACTGTCAAAGACTTGAGTGCGACTCACTATACATGGTGGACAGGCGCGGGGCATGATATTCAACCGGCAAGAGTTCAAAAGCTAGGTCAAAATAGCTATAAGGTTGTATCAACATACACGTGGCCGGGTAAAACAGACAACAACGTGCGACTGTTTGATATTGAAAATTTAGATGCCACTTTTGATTTAAACACAGGAACATATTTGAAGTTCGGCAAGTTGAAGCTCGAAAAGGGTAATGTAGCTACCCCTTGGTCACTGGCACCAGAAGACGTATTAAAATAGGAGGCAGACAATTGAATAAGCACAAGTTAAAGGCACTCATCTTAACGGTGGGCGCCATTTTTATGGCCTTTTTAATGGTCAATGTTACCAGTCAGGCTTCAACTAGTCGTGAACAGGGGGTTGATTGGTCTAAGTATAACGGCAATAGTGGGACATTCGGCTATAGTACCGATAAGTTTGTATTCTCGCAGGCTGGGGGCTTCTATGGCGGTACTAATATCCCTCAGACTACGTATAACAGCCAAGTTAAATCGGCTCAGCAGGCTGGTAAACGAGTTCACACCTATTTATGGGACGGTGTTGGTGGCAATATGACCAATGCCAAGGCGATGATGGCCTATTACTTGCCACGAATTAGGACGCCCAAAGGCAGCATTGTAGCACTAGACTATGAGGACGGGGCCTCTAATAGCGTGACAGACAACACTAATGTCATTCTAGCTCAAATGGCCCTCATTAAGGCGGCTGGTTATACCCCTATGCTATATTCCGGCAAAGCTTACCTCAATGCACATGTTAATGTTAGCGCCATTGTACGTGCCTATGGTAGCTGTCTATGGCTAGCTGAGTATCCAGACTATCTGGTTAGAACTAGCCCTGATTACAACTGGTTCCCTAGCATGGACGGTGTGGCTATCTTTCAATTCACTAGCATGTATAAAGCAGGCGGATTAGATGGCAACGTTGACCTAACAGGCATTACTAAATCGGGTTATACGACTGCTAGCAAGGCTAAAGCACAGGCCAATGTTAAGCAGGCTCATAAACAGGCAGCTAAGAAAGCCACCTTTAAGGTTGTTAAATACAGCCAACGAGGGGTGTTCTATCCTAACCGGACACTAGCTGTTCGTTACACGGATAGCGACAAAGTTAGCCAAGTGGCTACCTATTACAAGGGTGAGAGTGTGACTTACAATGCGGTCATTATTGAACACGACTATGTATGGGCACGTTATACCCGTTCAAATGGTCTGTATGGCTTTATCAAGCTAGGCGTCACTAATGGTCACGACTATGGAAAGCGAGTTACTGGTCAGCTGGTTAGTCATACGTATTACACAGTCAAGTCTGGCGACAGCTGGTGGTCAATCGCTCAGCACAACGGCCTAAGCATGACTGCATTAGCTTGTCAGAATGGCAAGACGGTTTATACTACTATCTATCCTGATCAGCGATTGGTGGTGCGGTAATGGCACAATACGATGATACAACCAAGTTATTAATGGATATTCAAAAGGACGTGGCAGCTACGAAGGCTAAAGTTGATAACATTGAGGATAAGCTTAATCAAGTTGACGACATTGATAGCAAGGCTGATAAGGCACTAGCTAAATCCATTGAAGTTGAACACGAAATAGGACGGGTTACTCAGGTTCAAAACTGGGTTATCGGTGTCCTAGTTTCCGGCGTGCTTATCACGTTGCTAGTATATGTTGCCGAGAAGTTCCTTTAGGAGGGGTTAAATTGAAGAAGATTAGTTTAAAGAATGCTGACGGATCGTTTAACGGCAAACTGATTGCTGGGATTATTTCACTGGTGATTGTTTTAATACAGCAAGTACTAGCTGTATTTGGCATTAAGTTCACCGGTGATTGGTCAGCCATTGTGGCTGTTGTTAACACAGTATTAACCATCCTAGGTATGCTAGGGGTGATTACAGACGTGCAGACCATAAACGTCTCAGAGGACACGACAAGTGTCTTAGAACAAGCCACAAATGATGTAGACTCAACTAGCCAAGCTGATAAAGTCCCAACTAGTGCAGTGGCTACTAATGTGACCGATACTAGTGCTGAGATTAAAGTAGACGACACTAAAGCTGAATAAAGTAAAAAGGTCTATTCAATTGAGAATAGGCCTTTTTACTTTGCTGGAATTTTCACACTATTATGAAGTGGATGTGTCATGTCGGAGACACAAGCTTGATTATAGCATTATCAAAGCTAGTTGCAACATAATAAAAAGCTCGCCAAATTAATGACGGGCCCTCATTGATTGGCACAGAACGTACCGCCATTAAGTATAGCACAATTTAAGCTAGTTAACATAATGCACAGTATTCAAAGCTAAAGTTTGTGAAGTCTAGTTAGGCCTATTATATCAGCCTTTTAAAGCAACTCACTGTTTGATTTAGCCTAGTTATCTGACTTTGTGAAATTAGGCTGGATCATGCTAGGTTATTCAAAGCCTGTTTTGATGGGATTTAGACTTTGTGAAATTGCCTTAAACTGACCTAGTTAGCTGGCTTGTGATTTTGCTATTCTATTATTATGGCATCAAAATTATCAATAATTTCTTTTCCTAATGAAGACAAAACCCACTCTATGTCCGGTTTATCAGTTGTTGCATACGCAGATAAATAGTTAAAAATCTCGATATTATTTTGATTTTTAACATCAACAGGAACAGCAAGCAACTTACAATTTATCAACTCTAAAGGAACAGCATCACCATATTTAGTGATATCACACTTCGAATGTTCAGGGATACCTATCTCTTCATAGATGTCAAATAAAGTATTATCATCATCATCTACTACACGTAAAGTAACATCACAAACATCTGAATGGTTATAAAAAGAGAATTTTCTATTGGGTATAATAGTTGGTTTAACTTTCATAATTATTACCTCCATTTGGTTTATTACTTGACTTTGGGCTTGACCTGTTACAGCTTAGAGCTGGTTGAGCAGAAGTGATACAGTTTTCCCCATAAATTGGAAAATGAAAGAAAACTGCTGTTATAGCTCGTCGCCGTATATCGCATCGCTCTAACACTCATACCGTTACCGTACCACTTGTTAAACAGCCTTGCCATTTAAACCCATTAAAAAAGCACCCTTAACAGGCGCTGGTCATCATATATTTTAAGTTGTTTGGATAACCAGCCTTGTGATACAGCCCTGTACTATGTACTGCTTTACCACCCATCTCGTCCGTGAGATTAACGTTCAGCTACTACCTAGATATGAGAATAGCTAGTAGCCTAGTGGGATTTATTGCAGTGGCTCTCACTTGACCTGTCTACTTTTTATCATCAGCTACACTAACCGGCTGTCTAAACTTGACGGGTCTCTCAGTACCGCGCTAACATTTTTCATCAAGCTAAGGCTAGTTTGCTCGGGCGAACTATTGCTAGCTCACCAACAGGGATTGGCTCCCCTGTGATCCAGAAGAAGCAATTGAATGTCAAGACTTGCAATTTTAGAGCTTAGACCGTACAATTAACACATGGATTGATGTTGGTTCCCGTGAAGGTTAGAGGTCGCGGGGCTTCTTTTGTATATTCAGTTATTTTAGGTCTGGCTTAATTGCTAGACCTTTTTTAATACAAGCTTATTGTAACGTCTTATTTAGCAAGCGTCAACTTTTATTTTCACAGCACTACAGCACTATGTTGTTCTAGAACTACTGCACTATAAGGCTACTGCACTATAAGGCTACTGCACTATGTAGTGTTGTAGGGCCTTGATATATCGGGGATAACATCACATTTTAAATATTCTTTGTAGAACTACAGAACTACAGAACTACAGAACTACAGCACTATTGACATACAGAACTATGTAGTGCTATAATTATAAACAGAAATGGAGGCTAGAACAACATGACTCAAGTTATTACTTTTGGCAACTTTAAAGGTGGGGTAGGCAAAACTAGTAATTCTACAATGGTTGCTTTAGAACTTAGCAATCGTGATTTCAAAACTTTGCTAGTAGATTTGGATCCTCAAGGTAATGCTACAAATTTGTACTTAAAAACTAAGCTAAATATCAGTAATGAAGTTGGACACTTCGACAAGACTTTAATGTCTAGTGTAGAAGATGGCAATCTAGATAGCTCAATCATCAACATCAAAGATAATTTGGACTTGCTAGCATCAGCACCTGACTTCTCATTATATCCGAGATACATGGAAAAGCTCCATAATTACAATGATAGGGTGAAAGAATTTGATAGGCTTTTAACGCCTCTAAAAGCTAAATATGACTATGTAATCATTGACATACCGCCGACAATTAGTTTAATAACCGACAGCGCACTATATGCTTCGGACTATTGTCTTATTGTTATGCAGACACATGAACATAGTTTTGAAGGTGCTGAGGCCTTTATCAAATACATTCAAGAAGAAGTCATTGACGAGTATCAAGCACCAAGACTTGAGTTAGTTGGAATCCTAGCTGTCTTACTGCAAGCGGGAGCACCAGTTGATGAAGCAACGGTAGCTAACGCAATCTCGGAATTTGGTGAAGAGAACTTATTTAAAACTAGAATTCACTCAATGCAGCGTTTAAAGCGATACGGGATTACAGGAATTACATTTAAATCAAAGTTTGATAAACGTGTATTTGCAGTTTATAAAGATGTAACTGATGAACTACTAAAACGAATTGAGGTAATTGAACATGGCTAACTCTCTTATTCGGTCTAACAGAAACAAAGCAACTGCCATTCCCAAGCCAACTAAGCAAGCTAAAGCATCAGATTTTGACAAAAGTGCTAGTGACAATAAAGCAGTCAGCTCAGTAACATTTGACACCAATTTAAAAATTAGCAACCACACTAGGAACAAACTCCAAGCGATGGCAATGATTGGATACGCTGAAAATCAGCGACTATCCGTTGATACTGCTATTCAGTCATTCTATGAGCAGCTGTCTACTAATGAACAACGTGAATTTGACTTACAGGTTAGCACCCTAGAAACAAGAGACGTAAAACTGAAAAGTAGGAATAACTAGCAATAATCATAATTTAGGTGGGATCGTTATACTATAAGTGTAGAGCTAACAAGGAGGAATTAAAATGAGTTATTCAGAAGCAATGGCTAAACACTACTATTTAAAAGAGTTTGCTGATAAATTGGACTCTAAGAAGCCTGATAAAATTACTATTCAGCATGAGATAAACAGCCTAGAACTTAAAAAACAATGGTTGGAAGAGTTCTTAAACACCAAGTCTGATAAAGAAGAGAGCTAATGTAAAATGTTCAAGGATTTAGTTAAAATTGCGGCCGGCTTTAAGATCTACCATCACAGTCAGCATGTTGACAGGTCTAATGCCCGTAAAGCTAGTGGTCAATCAGCATTTAGCTATGACGACCTCAAAGGGTTGCGTAAACTAGCCTTTTGGCTATTTGTAGCCAGCTTATTCCTAAACTGGGGCACGTTTGGTGCTATTATGTTGATTGCTTGGATCGCTATGTGGGCTGTTAGCTTGCTGTTCTAAAGCAATCTTGTTAAACAAGAAGTATTAATTGACAAAGCAATGTTATAGTTATAACATTAACAATAAGAAAAGGGCCCAGTGCTCTAACACTGAACCCTTAACAAACACCTACCGTCTAAAGAACGGTGGTCTTACAACAACAACTGATTAACTAGTAACCAGCTCTCGCTAAAAACCTGGATAGTTTGGAGAGCTGGTTTTGTGTTAATCTTTTTTTACTAGTGCCATAATGGCAACTATTGCACTGATAATAGTTCCCGTTGCAGAAACGGTAGCTACTACCAACATCGCAATATCCATTGTTTAGCCTTTTAATCAAGATTTTTCACACTCTGGCATTCTACCATCCCCTGTTCTATTAGTAGGCTTAAATCGATCCTACAGCAAAGGTGAAATCATGCCACCGCTCTCTAAACTTAAGGTGCTATTCATATTAAACCACCTATCAAAAACAATTACAACTAGTCGATGTCACTTAACAGGCCTTCTAAACTCCCCTCACTTAAATAGGGGGCTTTAGGGGGCTTTTAATCTAGCCTTCCTAATTATACTAGGATACCCCTAGAACGTCTCACAGGCCCCCTAAATGGCTCTCAGGCATACTCTAGGCTGTGTTAACCTGCTAGTCTGGCTGAAACAGGGGAGCCATGGCTAGGCTGAAACATTTTAGTGTGACTTCCTTATATTAATACATGAAGGAGGTGGCAACTAGTCAATCAGCCAATTTTAGGTGGCATTAGCTAAAAAGTGACGCTCAGACTGGCTCGTACGAGTATTCTAGCTTTGACTGAGTATAATTATGCCACAATAAACCAGAATGGCTCACAGGACGTCTTAGAGACCTTTAAACGCATTAGGCTGAACAAGAGGGGAGGGCAACGTGTTGACAATTAAGGTGTTTAACCAACCGTTAAATTTAGTGGTCTGTACAATCTTTTGAACAACCTAATGTGGCAATCTAGCAAAACAACCTAGAACAGTCTAGTTGGTTGAAACTAATGAATATACCTAGAATTAACAGTATAGAATAACCTAGTTGGTTGATACTAATGAGTAAGCAAGGTACTTTCAAGGTTACTCATAGCATATGAGTAAACGCATCAGTGAGATGCAGTCTCACGACTCTAGAGGCGTTAGCCGAGTCTCTTAGAGACATATGAAGTTGACTTTATGCACTTGACCCTACACCCTTAACCATATGCGTAAGCAATGTGTTGATAGCTATTCAGACCATACCATGGTTGAATAGGCATCAGTGAGATGCAGTCTCACGACTTTAAAGCGTAAGCGCGTTTCTTAGAAACGGATATGGCATTTGACTTTAGGCGGTTCTCAGCCAATCTAGTATGTACTAGGATCAAAGGCTATGTCTTGAAGGAGACCACTTCAATCCACCAGTGACGGTGCACTGGAGCACCTGTCATTGTCTGACGACAAATGACACATTCAAACCCTGCTAACGCATTTGTTAAAACCCTGAAAGTCAAACCCACTAGGTTATTCAGTCTAGGTTATTCAGTTTAGTGTTTTTCTCACACCTTCTAGGTTGGCTGAAAGCCCAATCTAGTAGGGTTTAATGACGTATGTTACTTCCTGCTGTACGCATACAGTAAATACTACAGTATGCTATCAGTAAAGCCTTTTCATAAGTTTAAAACGTTGATTTAACGGCGTTTATACCCACTGAAACCCTGTGAGAAATGTTTTTGCGGCTTAAAATGCCTTCTCACAGGGTCTAAATTTATTTTTCTAGTAAAATTGGGCAGTTTTTAAAATTGGTGTTAATATGTATTTATTGAGTAACACAAATAGACGGAGTCTTGCACACTTCGTCTAAAATCATATTTATTTGGAGGTCTGTATAATGAATACAGAGAACTATATCAAGAGCAACATAGAGCTTATCAAGGACAACGCTAAAGGTACTAGCTTGTCAACGCCACTGAGGTCAATTAAAGGCTTAGCACAGGTTCTCAAAACACTGTATAAGCTAACCCTCAAACAACCATCTAATCAGTACGTTGATACGTCTTTTTACACTGTCAAATGTACCACAAAGACCATTTATATGTCAACAACCAAATCATTCCAATCTAAATTTAGCGAACACGATGTCCGACATCTAATGCGATACCTAGCTTTAGCTGAGATAATCCAGCCCTTAGATTGGTCACATCTAAATAAAGACTCAAAACTAGATAAGATGACAGTGGTTAAAGCTAAACATAACGAGTCAGGTTATACCGGTATGACGCCAGTTTATAAAATAGCCAATCTGAACAAAACTAGCAGCATTCACCCGGAACGTCTCAACCGGCAGATGACACCGGCAACTAGCTTACCATATCTAGCGATCGCATGTCAGTATGGTTATGAACTAGCTGAGCAAGTATTTGCTAATCTAAATAACTGGCTAGTTGTTACGCCAACAGTCAACCAGATGGAAAAGTTAGCAACTGATGTTAGAATGCAAAAGGTTGTCATGATTAATCAGCTTAAGCCATACTTTAAACCAGCTAGGATGCCGAAAAACTATGAGCAGCCAGACACGTCTATCTACTATAGAAGAATGTTAGCAAGCTTAGACGTTATCGGCTGGCTAGATGCACAGGGTCTAGCATTCGAACCAGCTAGCAAAGTAAGAGACTATGTTAAGTTGCCAGATGACCTAAATAGCAACACAAAGGTCTTGTATGATAAGTCAGTCATTAAATAAAACGGAATAGAATCAATTGACCTAGTCTTAATTGGCTAGGTCTTTTTTATTGCCTAAACTTTAATAAGTTTTTATTAAGACACCTAGAAAGTTTGAAAAATCCGGTATAAACAGGCTGTCATCCTTAGATTACATAGTGAAGAACAAAGGGCGGAAATCTTCTAGCGAAAAAAAGAAACAACCTAGGTTCCCTGTAGTATGTACTTATAGAGTTAAGACAAATAAAAACAAACATAGATAGGAAGAAAAAATTATGAAGAACACAAACAAAGTAGTAGAAGCAGAAATTTGGCGAAACATTAAAGGGTTTGGTGGAGTTTATCAAGTGTCAAGTTTAGGCAATGTTAGAAGCGTTGATAGGGTTGTTAAGGTTGGCAACCATACAAGGTTTGCAAAAGGCAAGCCAATCAAACCGCACGATAATGGTACTGGATATTATCAGGCTACTTTATCTTTTGATTCAAAGACCTTTTCAGTATTGATACACCGACTAGTTATGGACACATTTATGCCTATTAGCAAAAGTGAGGCTGATGTACTTACAGATATTGACCATATTGATTCGAACCCAGCCAATAATTCTCTTAAAAATTTACGTAGATGTACACATGCTGATAACCTACGCAAGGAGCATCGTATGAATCAGATTAGGCATGCTTGTGTCCTTATCAATGGGGAAACTGGTGAAATTGAATTAAGAGCAAAATCAATTAAGCAAATGGCTGAATTGCTGAACATTAATAAAAGTACGCTAGCAACCTATATCCGAAACAATAAGCCTCTGCCAAATGGTCTAATTGTCAAACGAGATTATAACAATACTGATAAGCAAGCAAACAAAGCTAAGGAGGTTGCCTAGTATGGACGGTTTACTAGTATTTATCAGCATACTACTAGCGTGGCAATTATTGGAAAACATAGAAATGTCAGAAAAACTAGATGACGTAAAAAACAAACTAAAGAGAATCGAAAGGAAGATTAACAAATAATGGACTTAAATGAAATTAATTTAACAGGACGAATCATGCAAGTAACTAAACAGGCTGACAGAGACGGGGTTGTAATGGTGCTAGGCACAATCGGCGTATACAAGGGAAATAATAAGCAGACTAATAAACCACAATATTCAAACATTCCGTTTGTTGCATACAATACAGCTACTGCGTTTATCAAGCCTGATTGCAAGATGCTATTACATGGCCGCTTGAATAGCTACATTAAAGACGATGGTAGTCAGTATGGTCAGCTAGTTGTACAGATACAGGTTAACTCAGCCTATCCGATCGCAACCAGTCAAGATGTCACCGTCACTGACAATGACTTGCCATTCTAGGAGGCTGACAGACTAATGATAAATGAAAACACACTAAACAATCTACTAAAGTGGCGCACATTCAAGACTAACGTTCATCTAGCTGCTAACCAATTAAAGTTGTCTGACCTAGACGCAACACAGGAAATGTTAAACGAATTAGTCAGCCACCGATTCAAACGATACAGCACTAGCCAGTTATCAGAGTTGATTAAAGCGCACGATGCTAACCTAGGCTGGTCAATCACTTATGGCAGGTTAGACCTAGTGTCAAAACACTTTAAAAGTCTTGGCAAACGTGCACAGATGGAACATGCAGCGGAATTAGAAGATGTATCAACCGGCATTATCAAGTTGGCTAATGACAACGGAGATACAACCGATATAAGTGAGTTTAAGCTACAGCAAGTTGTTAGCATGTTCCCAACAGGCAAAACTAGGTTGTTTGTTGATATGACGCTGCGATATGGCAAGTTAGAGACAATGGCAGTGCTTAAGCTTAATGAATCACAGTATCAGCGCCGATTAAGGAACGCAACCAGCTATGCATCTAAACATTCAGATAAATTCAGCAGAGTCAACGATCAAGCTAGAGACCACCAACTGTACGTGCTGAACAGTCTAAATGAGTTGGATGCAATTATCAATGGAACACGAGAGGACAACATACAGGATTGGATAGACAACCATACCAAGTTGACCAACAAATTACTAGCAGACAGTGATGTACGTTATCAAGGTGCAGTGTTGAAACACTGGGAAACAGCTAGTAAGTCTGACCAATACGCATTTATCAGAGAGTGTATTGGGGCACAAGCTAAAGCACAATTATGGCTAGACCAGTCAAATGAAGCTATCAAGCAGGCAGGTGTATCTAATGAGGCTTAAGCACTGTAATGTAAGAGGGTGTGACAAACTAATCAAACAAGGGACAGACTTTTGCCCAACTCATGAGAAGGAACAACTAGAAAGAAAGCAGGCATATATCAAGCAACGTGACAAGGCTAAGAGCACGACTAAAGGTAAGCAACTAGCAAACGCTCATATGGCTCACTATAACGCCTCAGTTAGAGATGAACAAGCTAATGCGTTTTATCATTCAGCTAGTTGGCAACACATGCGAGACTATGTATACGCCCGTGATATGGGAATGTGTCAAGTGTGTGGCAATGCAGTAACCGATCGTAAGATAGTTGACCATATTCACCCATTGAAGGTAGCACCTGACGAGAAGCTAGATAAAGACAACCTGTGGACGTTGTGTTATAGATGCCACAATATTAAGACGCAATTAGAAGAGTCAATTAAAGGCCAGCCTAATGGGAACAACAAGCTGAAACACATTAGCAAGCAGTGGTGGGTCAAGACAATAAAGGAGAAGATTAAATGACAACTAAATATCCGCCATTAATAACACAGGCAGACATTGAAGCTATTCATCAGGGCAATCAACTGAACAGACAGGTATTACAAGCTGGTATTAGAGCGCTGGTTAATGAGGTGCATGAAGATAATGAGCAATCAAGTAGAGTAATACGGAAGGTGGCAGATAATAATGAGATTAAAGTTAAGCAATAGAGAGCTACGTACGATTGGCAATCTGATACAGGCGATACTATGGTTGGGTAAGTGGCTGTTTAACTACATTGTAATATCAGTATTGCTGGTAGGGGTGAACCACTGGATTGAGATGAGCTTCCTAGTATTGATGTTGAGGGTAGCACTGTGGCTGAGTATTGGAATAGGTGTCATCATGTTGTTCTATATCTGGCTGACATGCGCATATGTGTGGGCAGTTAAACAGAAGCACAATCAAATTGAATAGGATTACCCGTGGGATTGTTGACGATATGTGTTGACAGTCCTTTTTCGTATGTTGAGCCAACTTTGCTCACCCAAGCAGTGAAAGAAATGAAGCTAGAATGGTTGCTCTATATTGACCCCAAATGAAAAGCCGGTCTAACAGCATTCTCAATTTTAAATTTGTGAAAAAATAATTTGTCATAACTTATTTATGTTACCTAGTCATAAGCAAACATTTATAATCTGTGCTATGCAAAAAGCCCCCCGCCAACGTTTAGGGGGAAGAGCAACCACCATACACAACTCGCCGTCTTATGCGTTCCAATTTGAAATATTTTTATAGGGGGGGTACCTAGGCAGATTGGCTAAAGGTTGATTTACAGGCATTCCTAGCAGGTTTCAGCCTAAAAGCAGGCATAAATAAGGGGCATATAAGGCAACTAGCTAAAATCAGCCCCAATTCAAATGAAGCTTATTAGGGCAGGCATTCAGAAGACCATACATAAATACGCAGAAAAGGAGGTCAGGCCAACATATGACAATAAAAGGCAACGAGATTAGTCAAACACCGCCGAAATATTTAAAGGCAACAGGTCGGTCAATGTGGACTAGATTGATGCCATTAATAGGGGGCCAGTTAGAAGAATCTGACAGAGCCCTAGTTGAGAGCTACTGCTTTAACTATCAGTTGATGAGGGAAGCCTATGAGGACATTAAGCAAAACGGCATACAGTACGCCCTATACAAGATTGTAATGACACCTAGGGGAGACATTATTGACCCCAACCACTTTGAAGGCTACAAGTCTAATCCAGCGACTAAAACACTCAGTGACGCCACAGCTAAGCTAAACATGCTAGGCCAACAACTAGGATTGAGCCCTCAATCGAGAGCCGAGTTAGCAAAGCTACCTAAAGCTTCTGATAAAGAGCAGTCAATGGCCGAACTCCTTAATGGGGGTGACTCAATTGACTTCTAGCAAGGACGAAATTAAAGAGTTTGATTTTAACAAGACTGGCGTTGAACCAGATTTAGAATATGCCGAGTTAAATAGCCAACATTATTGGGATGACATTAAAGCGACCTATAAAGATCCAGCAACTAAGTATGCTATCAAAGTCTTGTCAGGACAACAGGTAGCAGGAAGAAAAATAAAGCTAGCCATGTTCAGACATTTGAATGACCTAAAGAGAAGCCAACTAGATAGCTTCCCATATAATTACGATTTAAAGGCAGTCAGATCAATCATCAAGTTTAGTAAGCTGTGTCCAGACGTTGAAAGTGGCATACCTACACCGCTGTTACTATGGCAGGACGCAATTTTAGCTCTAATTAATGGCTGGCGTAGTAAGAAGACCAGTGAGAAGCGCTTTACCTACGTCTACCTATCAATAGGCCGGACTAACGGGAAAACCTACCTAGTCAACATTCTATTAACATATGCCTATCTAATTGAGAACCAAGGTAAAAAGAACCTAGACTTTGCCTACGTGGGCACCAATGACAAGATTAGTAAGAAGGGAATGCGATACCTGTCATCAACGTTAGATTATCTAGGCCAAAACTTAGAGCCGTTTAAAAGGCTGATAGATGAGCAGAACATAGCCGCTAGTGCTGACCTTATTCAGTCATTTAGCAACAAGTCTCAAATACTCAGATTAACAGCCGGTAGTGGTAAGTTTGATTCATTGCATGCTACGTTGAGTGTACTAGATGAATACGGTGACCCAGCCTATTCAGATGGCGTTATAAGCCGTATGTCTAGTGGGAACGTGCACCAATTCAACAAGCAGATTATTGCAACTAGTTCAGCATATCAGAACAGTAACGTGCCGATGTACTCAGATTATAAAAGGCTATCTAAGACTGTATCAGAGGACAATAATCGGCAATCAGATGACCAACTATTCCTATGTTGGGAGCAGGATAGCCTTGATGAGACAAGTAAGCCTGAATTGTGGGTTAAGAGTAATCCATTATTAGATTTACCTAGCATGCACGACCGATTGATGGCTGGTCTAAACGCTGAAAAGGATAGGCAGGAATCAGCAGGACGATTAACATGGTTTCAAAACCGTAATTTAAACTGCTGGCTTAAAGTGTCTCAGTCAAAGTTCCTTGAATTGGATGACATTAACAAGGCTGTATCAGATGTCCCATTTAGTATTGATAATAGGGACGTATACGCAGGCCTAGATTTGTCACATCTTGATGATGATTCAAGTTTAGCCTTTTTATTCCCTTATTTTGATGATGGCAAGCAAAAGGTGCATATCATACAGCATAGTTTTGTACCCACTGCTCATTCACAGGGCTCAATTGAGATTAAGTCTAAACGAGACGGTATAAATTACCAATTAGCCCATGATAAAGGGTTTGCTAGTATTAGCCACAATGCAGACGGCTTTATAGACGATGATGAAATAGCAACATACTTTAACGAGTACGTTGAACAGCATAATTTGAACGTTAAGGCCTTTGTGTATGACGCCTGGACGGCCAAAGTGTTGATAGACATGCTAGAAGCAGCCAATCCAGAGATACCATTTATAAGTTTGGCTCAAAAGGTATCATCACTAGACCAGCCAACTCGATTATTAGAAAAGATGTTTATACGCGGCCTAGTTACATTCAATGATGACCCTATTATGGTAGCCAGTTTAAGCAATGCAATTACATGGCCGACTAATGCCGGTATCAAGATAGATAAGTATGCTAAAAGCCAGAAAATAGACTGTGTGGATGCCATTATAGACGCTTTAAGTGAGTCTCAATACTGGTATACCGACCCAAACAGGAATGAACCAGAAGTAACGTCTAAGCACCCATTCAAAGGGAAGTCTAATGAGGATGTATCAGACTACTTTATCAACAACTTTGGCTTCTAGCATACGTGAAAGAGGTATAAAGATGAAATTTAAGGACATTTTAAAGCTAGTATGGGCGTTAACACCGTTCATTTTAGTCGTTTTAGGCTTGCTATCCATTGTGGTGGCAAGCTTTTTAGTAGCCATAGCATTAGGCTGGCTCATTTTAGGGCTGGCTTTGATCGTAGTCGGCTATATTTTAAGCCCTAAACAGGACAAATCTGAATGAAAGGAGGTAATTAAGTGAGTATTTTAAACCCATTTAAACTAACCACACGGACAAAGTACATCCCTAGTCAGTCATATTCACCTAGTTTTGCTAGTGTTGGCGGTAAATTAGTCCCACAAGGCTTTATAGACGCTTCTAAAGCACTCAAAAATGTGGATATATTTAGCATGATTAATTTAATCAGCTCGGATATCGCTTCGTGTGACTTTCAAAATGGCGGGATATACGAAGGCCTGTTAAAGCAGCCATCTAATCTGATTAATGGCTACTCGTTTTGGCAATCTAGCATTATTCAACTGTTGTTAACGGGTAATAGCTATTTGTTAATCCACAGCAATAATGACGTTGTCCAATGGCTAGAGCAGATACCAACTAGTTGCGTGACTATTCAACTGGCTGACGATAACTCAAATGTACAGTATGAGATTAACTTTGGTGACAAAAGAGGAACTGTGTTAGCCGACAACAGTGAGATGATACACGTTAAATTAATGCCGACCGGTGAGGTTACTAACGATGATTTGTTTGTTGGAACTAGCCCATTGCAAAGCCTAACCGATTCAATCGCTGTGACTGACAACGCTAACCGTTTAACACTAAGCACGATCGCCAATGCAATTAATCCTAGTGCGGTTATATCCGTGCCAGACGCCCAATTGACAGCCGAAGCTAAGAACGCCATACGAGATGCGTTTGTACAAGCTAACAGTGGAAGCAATGCAGGTAAAGTCATGGTCGTTGACCAGAGTGCATCAGTAAGCACCATTCAGATTAATTCTGACGTGGCTAAGTTCCTTAACAGCATTGATTGGGGAGCAGATCGGGTAGCTGAGGCGTTCGGTGTGCCTAGCTCATATTTAAACAGAGATACAGCAGACGCACAAAGCAACAGCCAGCAGATTATGACGTTCTATGCCAGCTCATTGAACCGATATATCAACCCATTAATCTCTGAGTTGTCATTTAAGCTACACTTGCCAGATTTGAAATTAAACGTTCGAGACAGCACCGATGTAGATGGCTCACAAACAATAGCCATGATAGCCAAACTAAATTCAGGCAATAAGCCAGTGTTTACACCTAGTCAGGCACAAACAATCTTAATAAGAAAGGGGTTAATCAATCAAGATGACATTACAAGCAACGAAGAGCAATCAAATTGATGTCCGCTCATTACCAGCTAGCTTTAAAACACGTGATGTACAGGATGACCAAGGTAACACTCAACATGTTATCTCAGGTACAGCCGTGGTGTTTAATCAACCATCTAGTCCAATGCCATTTGTCGAGGTCATTAGTGACCAAGCCTTTAATGGGGTCGACCTATCAGATGTCAAACTATTGTACAGCCACGATTTTGGCAATATTTTAGCTCGTACCGATGCAGGAACCTTGCAATTAGACCTCAATTCAAATGGCTTAAACTTTACGGCCACTTTACCAGATACCGAGCTAGGACATGACACATTTGTCAACATTCAAAATGGCAACCTTAGAGGCATGTCGTTTGGCTTTACGATTGAAGACGACTCATGGTCAGTTGAGAACGGCGTTCAAGTGCACACTATTAATCAGATCGGGGTTATAGCAGAAATTAGTATCACCTCATTACCAGCCTATACCGAAACCTCATTGATGGTGCAACGTAGCCTAGACAAGATTGCTACTAGCAACAGTGAAAGTAATGAAAGCAACAATAACAATGATAAAGGAGACCAAATGATGGCAGAAGATAAAAAAGACTCAACTAGCCAAGCACCTGTATCAGATGCACCAGCTAGTGACGCTGAAAGCCAAGCTAGTGAAGCTCAAGCTAGTCAAGCCCCAGCTAAGGACAGCCAAGCTACTAAACCAACTAGTGACGAAGCAGTAGTATCACCTGAAATTGTAGCCCAAGTGTTACAAGCTATTCAATCAATGGCTAAACCAGCTGACCAACGAGCAGGTGAACAAACTAGAGACGACTTAGATGAAGATGACTCTAGTAATGATTCCGGCGATGATGATAGCTCAGATGATTCAGAATTAGAACAAGATTCAGACAAAACTAAATTAGAAAAGAGAGATAACTCAATGAAGCAAATTAAACCAAGTGAACAACCAACTAAGGACGAACTAGAAACACGTTCATTCGTAGATTATATGAAGTCCCAAGGTGAAACTAGGGACGGTGTTACTACGGTAGGTAACGAAGCTGTTATTCCTTCCGCAATTTTAAATCTTCAAGAACAACCTAATGACCCTGCTAACTTGGCTCAATATATCAACCGTCAATCAGTAACGGCGCCAAAGGGTGACTTACCAATCCTTCAAAAGAACACTGGTAGGTTAGTATCTAAGGCTGAACTAGCTGACAATCCCTCATTAGAAAACTTTGGGATTAAGTCGGTTGATTATGCAGTTGAAACTTTAGCGGGCGTGTTACCTGTATCATACGAAATGATTTCAGATGGCGCCGTTGATATTCCCGGAATTGTTTCAAATTATGTTAACGAAGCACGTCAATTAACCGAACAAGAAAAGATTGGTGCTGTCTTACAAACGGCTTCTCCTGTAGCAGCAACAACAGCCGATGACTTAAAGGATGCCTTCAACATTGGCTTATCAAACTACACTAAGATGATTGTAGCTTCCGAATCAGCCTATGCTGACATCGACAAATTGAAAGATGGAAATGGTCGTTATTTATTCCAAGACTCAATTAGCTCAGCCTCAGGCAAATCCTTATTCGGTGCACCAGTTGTTATTGTTCCTGATACCGTCTTAGGTAAGGCTGGCGAAGCACACTTATTCATTGGTGATCTTAAGAGCTTTGTACTAGAAGCCTACAAGGATGAAGTTACAGTTAAATGGACCGATAACGATATTTGGGGTCAAAAGGCTAGTGTATACCTACGTGCTGACTTTAAACCAGCTGATACTGACGCCGGAAAATTTGTAACATTTACACCAGCGAGTAGTACCAACTAACACAACCACTAGTACAACAACAGTAGCACCAACAACTACGACCACTACAACAACTAAATAGTCTAATCTAGTCGCCAGCTAAATAAACAATACGCAAGGGCGGCTATTAAAGGGGGTTATGTTAATCACAATTGATGAAAGGCTAGCTAAGCAAGTGTGTGATGAGTTGCATATTGACCAAACTGACGAGGAACTAGCTACTGTTATAGCCCTGTTAAATGGGTCTCAAGCCGTTATAGATGACTCAATCGAGCTAGCCACTTATCCAGCCATTGTTGACAACCCCCTTTATAATCGGGCGGTTATCACACTAGGACAGGCCATGTATTATGATCGCAACCTAGCAAACGGGCAGCCTAAAGCAGTCGTTCTAATGGTCGATCACCTTAATACAATCTGTTTAACCAAGGGGGCTAGATAAATGGCTTTAAATAAACTTACACCGGCCAGCTTTAACCGTAAGCTACAAATAGGCACGACTAAGACTGTTCAGAACCCGATTAATGGC